TTACCGTTTCTCGACGAAGATGGTTAGATTTGGTTAGTTCAAATAATAATTTAATAACATCTTTAAGACCAAATGAAGGTGATTGGATTTATTTTTCAAATGGGCCTCGTCTTTTTGAAATTAGTTTTGTAGATAAGGATGATCCATTCTATCAAGTGGATAATCTTCCTGTCTATAAACTGTATGCTAGAACTGTAGAATACTCAGACGAAAGACTTGATACGGGTGTCACTGATATTGATGCTCTTGAAGATAAGTATTCGGGTGACGCATTACAATGGCAATTTCTTGCTGAACAAACATCAACAACAAATTATGTTGAGAATATAACACTAGAACGTGGTACTGATTTGTATGCTACAGGTTCTGTCGAACTTGAAACAGCAACAGACGGCGGTAGTGGTATTCTCACATCTGAAAGTGAAACTGGGTTTGCCTCAATACTTACAGAAGATTCTAACTCTACCAATTCCTTCTTCATCATTAACGAAGAATATTCATTGGCTACTGCCGAACCTTTGGCAGATAATGATTGGATAGAAGATGCTGTAACTGGTACAGGTGCATTTTCTAATTCTGATCCAGTATTAGATTTCTCAGAAAGAAATCCATTTGGTGAACCTACGGAGAGTTTATAAATGTTAGGACAATATTTTTACAACGAAAGTCTGCGAAAGACTATCATAGCATTTGGTAGTTTATTCAATGACATAGCAATAACAAGAAAAGATAGTTCTGGAACAGAAGTTCAGACTATGAAAGTTCCTTTGGCTTATGGACCAAAGCAAAAGTTTATTTCACGACTTACACAAGATCCTGGAGCTACACAGTCAGTCGCATTGACTCTGCCACGTATTGGGTTTGAGATTCAGTCGTTTGACTATGACCCAAATAGAAAACTCAATAGAACTATAAGGCAGAAAAAAGTTTCTAATACTGAAGATAAAAAATTAAAACAGATGAGTACACAGTACACACCTGTGCCTTATAACATGAATTTTGAATTGTTTGTTATGGCAAAAAATAGTGATGATGGTATTCAAATCATCGAACAGATACTTCCGTTCTTTCAACCGGAGTATACTGTGTCGATAAAAGAAGTTCCTGACATGGACATTGTTCGTGATGTTCCCTTTGTGCTCAACAGTGTTGGGTATGAAGATACATACGAAGGTGACTTTCAGACAAGAAGAGCAATCATTTACACATTAGCGTTTACTGCTAAATCATATGTCTATGGTCCTGTTACAACAGCCAAACCAATCACAAAGGTTCAGGCCGATACATACAGCGATCTACCAGCTACTGCACCTACCCGAGTACAACGGTTTACAGTTCAGGCTACTGGCACGGGTGATGACGATGACAACTTTGGATTTAATGAATCGACATCTGAGTGGATTTAAATCTTATAAAATATTAGTATGAATAAAATTGATGATGCTATTAGTGATGCCCTTGGTGTCACTAAAGAAATAAAACAAGAGATACTTGATCCTAAACCTGTTGCCAGACGTACTGAGATCGTGCCTAACGAAGGCACTGAACATATCGACATAGACTACAAGTACAGTAGGGAAAACTTCTACAGCTTGATTGAGCGTGGTCAGGATGCGATTGAAGGCATACTTGATCTTGCAAGAGAACAAGAACATCCTCGTACCTATGAAGTCGCTGGTCAACTTATCAAAACAGTATCAGAAGTCACAGAACGATTAGCCGACTTACAAGAAAAAATGCAGAAACTAAAAGAGGTTCCTGATAAAGGTCCTACTAATGTTACTAACGCATTGTTCGTTGGCTCTACAAAAGAACTACAGAATTTATTGAAGAACAAAGATGGTTGAAACTTATAAAGGCAACCCCAATCTAAAGTCGGCTCTAGTTCGTCAAGAGTTTACACAAGATCAAGTTAAAGATTTTATCAAGTGTTCTCAAGACCCCATTTACTTTATTCAAAAGTATGTTAATATCGTAAGTATTGATGAGGGTCTTGTACCTTTTAATATGTATCCTTTTCAACAGGATATTATTAGAACATTCCACGACAATCGTTTTACAATTTGTAAACTACCACGACAGTCTGGTAAGTCTACAGTTGTTCTATCTTATCTAATACATTACATTCTATTCAACGATCAGGTCAATGTAGCCATTCTTGCGAACAAGGCATCGACTGCTAGAGACTTGTTATCTAGACTACAGTTGGCGTACGAACATCTACCCGGTTGGTTACAACAAGGTGTAATGAACTGGAACAAAGGTTCTTTAGAACTAGAGAACGGGTCTAAGATACTTGCGGCATCCACATCGGCATCCGCCATTCGTGGTGGTTCTTACAACATTATTTTCCTTGACGAGTTTGCGTTTATTCCGTCAAACATCGCAGAGGCATTCTTTAGTTCTGTGTATCCTACAATCTCATCTGGTCAGAAATCAAAGGTGATGATTATCTCCACACCACACGGTATGAATATGTTTTACAAGATGTGGACAGAGGCAGAGAACGGCACAAATGATTTTAAACCAATTGAAGTTCACTGGTCAGAAGTGCCAGGTAGAGATGAGGCGTGGAAAGAACAAACTATCAAGAATACAAGCGAACAGCAGTTTCTACAAGAGTTTGAATGTTCCTTCTTGGGTAGTGTTGATACTCTGATATCACCCACAAAGATACAAACGATACCACACACAGACCCAATGGAGAGAAGTGCTGGGTTTGATGTTTGGGAAAGACCTAATAAAGAACATCAGTATTGTATTACTGTTGATGTGGCCCGTGGTACTTCAGGAGACTATTCGGCGTTTGTTGTGATGGACATTACAACATTACCCTATAGAGTAGTAGCGAAGTATCGTAGTAATGAAATAAAACCTCTTATCTTTCCAGACATTATCTATCGTGCTGCAAAGACATACAACGATGCTCAAATACTTGTAGAGATCAACGACATTGGTGGACAGGTGGCAGACGCACTACACCACGATATGGCATATGAGAACATCATACAGTCACAAGTCAAAGGTCGTTTAGGTCAGATAGTCAGCAGTGGATTCGGTGATGGTGAAAGTGATCTAGGTATCCGTACAACCAAGTCGTTAAAACGAATAGGATGTAGCACACTGAAACAACTCATTGAGGGTGATAAGATACACATACCAGACTTCGATATCGTCGTGGAGATGAGTACATTCATTCAGAAGGGGCAATCCTTTGAGGCTGAAGATGGTGGTACAGATGACCTGATGATGTGTCTGGTATTCTTTGCTTGGCTAACTGACCAACAGTATTTCAAAGATTTAACCGATGATGATATTCGTAAACAACTCTTTGACAGTCAGAAGGAAATTATTGAGGCTGATATGGCGCCGTTTGGATTTATTGATGACGGTGTACATTATGGAGAAGATTTAAATCCTTTTGTAGATCAAGACGGTGACTACTGGCGTCCAGTAAAAAATTATCCCGATTGGAACTAAATAACACCCGCACCTAATCCGTGCCTGTATTTAGCTGCACAGTTATGACATAGTGGTGTGCTATTCTCTATCAACTCCATTGCCTGTTGCCTTTGTTTGGTTTTAGCACCATGTCTCATTACTAATGATTTTATTTTCTTGTGATGTGGATACCATTCCATTACACACAATTCAGCTTCGCCGCACTGGCATATATAATCTCTAAGACTATTCAACAACCATCGTTTGCGACCAATATCACGCATTTGTGTGTTTTTCTTGCTCATACTCTTATTTATCAGTACACTAAATGTGTGTTTGGAGAACTTAAAAAAACTAAATATAACGAATAAAAAAATTGAATCTGTAATCTATATAATAACTTGTAAAATAATAACCAAGGAGAAATAGAAAAAATGGTTGATCTAGTTTCACCTGGTGTTGCTATTAAAGAGAAAGACCTGACTACCTCAGTCAGGAATGAACCAACTAGTATTGGCGGCGTTTGTATTATTGCTGAAAAAGGTCCTATTGACCAAGTTGTGACAATACAAAGTGAACAACAGTTGGTAGATATATTTGGAAAACCAAATACTACTAACCACCAGTATTGGTTTAGTGCTGCATCTTTCTTAATGTATAGTAATACTTTAAAGGTCGTTAGAATAGAAACCACAGGCGCAGTAAATGCTTGCGTTTCTGGTACACCAATTCTAATCAAAAATAATATGCATTACACCGATGGAGACGGCACCACAGGTCCTTATGACGATGGTTCTGCTAACGTAGGTGAATGGGCAGGTCGTTCTGCCGGTGCATGGGGTAACAGTTTGCGTATTGAAGCTTGTAATACAGCAGCTGGTTACTCAGAAGCAGCAAAAACAACAACAGCCGGTGTTGAAGCCGCAGGACAAACAACTATTACATTGGCATCTGGTACAGGTTTCTCAGCAGGCGATATTGTCTACTTCCAAGAAACAAGTGGTCAGAAGTATCGTGTAACAAGTGTTTCAACTAACGATATCGTTATCGTTCGATATCCAGTAGCATCAGCAGCAGGCCTTGCTTCAGAAATCGCTTCTGGTACTAACGTAGACCGTGAGTGGCGTTGGGCAGATCAGTTTGAACGTGCGCCAGGTACATCTCAGTTTGCTACCGACCGTGGTGGTTCAAATGATGAAATGCACATCATCGTTATTGACGAAGATTCATCTATCTCTGGTGTTGAAAACGAAGTCCTTGAGAAGTTTGATTCAGTATCTAAAGCTTCTGACGGTCTTACAGACGAAGGTAATGCCAACTATTACGCAGACGTAATCTACACAAGTTCAAACTACATCTACTGGATGGATCATCCAGCGGGTGCAACGAACTGGGGTAGTCTTGCTGCTGGTACAACATTTACCGTGCCAACAAACTCTATTGATGCAAATAGTCTTGTCGGTGGTGTCGGTGGTACAACAGCACCAACAGAAGGTCAGCGTCAACTTGCATACAGCGACCACTTCAGTGATCCTGATATTCAAGATGTTAACCTAGTTATTGCTGGTCCTGCCAGTGTAAACAATGGTGGTGCAACAACTCATGCTGTATTCATTACAGACCTCGTTGAAAAACGTAAAGATTGTGTTGGTTTCATCTCACCCGATAAGAGCGATGTCGTTAATATATCAAAATCTTATGTTGCTGCTGGAAATGTCAAATCTTTCTTTGATGCTGTAGCAAGTTCATCATATACAGTTTTTGATAGTGGTTACACAAAACAGTATGACAAATACAATGATGTTTATCGTTGGGTGCCTTTAAATGCACACATCGCAGGCTCTTGTGCTCGTACTGATTATCTTGAAGATCCATGGTGGTCACCCGCCGGTATCACAAGAGGTCAGATTCGTGGTACAGTTGGTCTCGGTCTAAACCCAACACAGACAGAACGTGATTTACTTTATCGTGCTCGCATTAACCCAGTTGTTGCATTTCCAGGTGAGGGTACAATCCTCTTTGGTGATAAGACTGGTTTAGCTCGTAACAGCGCATTTAGTCGTATTAACGTCCGTCGTCTATTCATTACAATAGAAGAAGCAATCAAAGTTGCTGCTCGGTCTGTACTCTTTGAGTTCAACGATCAGTTTACTCGCGATAGTTTCAAAGCAATGGTTGATCCTTACTTGCGTGATGTTCAGTCTCGCCGTGGTATCATCGACTACCTAGTTGTTTGTGACGAAACAAATAACACAGGTCAAGTCATTGATAACAATGAGTTCCGAGCTGATTTCTACATCAAACCAGCAAGGTCAATCAACTTCATCACACTAACATTCATCGCAACACGAACTGGAGTTGACTTCAGTGAAGTAGTTGGACGAGCAGGATAAGGGGAGAACTGAAAAATGGCTAATTTAAATACATTCGTTCAAAAACTCGCCGGCGGTGGAGCTCGTGCTAACCAATATGAAGTTAGTATTACAGGTGGTCCTTTTGCCACGACAGATTTGTTTACATTTCTTTGTCGTGCTGCAACTATTCCATCTCAAACTATTGGTGAAGTACCTGTACCATTCCGTGGTCGTCAAATCTATGTTGCTGGTGAAAGAACATTTGAACCTTGGACGGTAACGGTATTCTCTGATGCTGGTTGGCAACTTAGAGGTCAACTTGAACAGTGGTCTAATCTAATTATGAACATGGGTTCTGATAGTACGGGTGCAACATCTCCCGATCAATACTATGGTGAAGCTATTGTTCGTCAGATGGATCGCAACGAGTCTACAATCAATGAGTATACATTATTTCAACTATGGCCTACCGTAGTTGATCCTATTGCTTTGGCATATGATACTAATGATATCGTTGAAGAGTTTGGTGTCACATGGCGCTATAACTATATGACTTCATCAGGTGGTGGCGGCACAGTCTAAATAATATGTCTATTCTATTTGTATAAATAGTTATATGGCAGAATTATTTGGATATGAAATAAAGAGGAAGAAAGAGGCGGCAAAGGGGAAATCCTTTGTCGCCCCTTCCGACGAAGAAGGCACACTAGATATTGCTGGTGGGGCTGGCTTTTTTAGCCAGTATGTAAACCTAGATAAGGCAGCAAAGAATGATTGGGACCTAATTCGTAAGTATCGCACAACATCTGAAGCACCAGAGTGCGATCAAGCAATTGAAGATATTATTAATGAATCCGTTACGGCAGATGAAACTGACTTATCGGTAAAAATTGATTTGGATATGGTGGAACTTTCCACATCCATCAAAAAGAAAATTTCGGCAGAGTTTGATGAAGTTCTAAGACTATTAGAATGGAAACATCGAGGTCACGATATTTTCCGACGATGGTATATCGATGGTCGTTTGTTTTATCACAAAATGGTTGACGAAAAACAATCAAGAAAAGGTATTACAGAATTACGATATATCGATCCTAAGTTTATGAAAAAGGTTCGTGTAGTAGAAAAAGATAAAGGCGAAGGTGCTGGCAACGGTGTTGAACTAGTTAAAAGAGTTCAAGAGTTTTATCTTTACAACGAAACGGGCGTTTATCCAGGTGTAGTTGGTGCAAGTGGTCAAGGTAAATCTGCAGCACAGGGTTTAAAAGTTTCACCCGATAGTGTAGCGTATGCCACTTCAGGTATCTTTAATCCCACAACAAAACAGGTTTATGGTTATCTTCATAAAGCAATCAAACCCGTAAATCAACTTCGCATGATGGAAGATGCAACAGTCATCTATCGCATCAGTCGGGCACCAGAACGAAGAATCTTTTATATTGACGTAGGTAATTTACCAAAACCTAAAGCAGAAGCTTATCTCAAAGATGTGATGAGTCGATATCGTAACAAGGTTGTATACGATGGCAATACGGGTGAAGTTAAAGATGATCGTAATCAGATGTCAATGTTAGAGGACTTTTGGTTACCAAGACGAGAAGGTGGTCGAGGCACAGAGATTACAACTTTGCCTGGTGGTCAAAATCTTGGAGAAATGGAAGATGTAAAGTATTTTCAAGAAAAACTTTATAAGTCTCTTAACATTCCCATTTCTCGTTTGCAGTCTGACTCTGGTTTCAACATGGGTCGATCAGCAGAGATCACACGGGACGAAATTAAGTTTACCAAGTTTATTCAAAGACTACGAAAAAGATTTTCTATTCTCTTTCAAGATATTTTAAAAACTCAATGTGTATTGAAGGGCATCGTTACACCAGAAGATTGGGACAACATCAAAGAAAGAATCATTTATGATTTCAATGATGATAACCATTTCTTCGAACTGAAAGATGCAGAACTTTTAGAATCTCGCATCAATCAACTTAACAGTGTGTCTGAATATGTTGGCACATATTATTCTGTTGAATGGATAAGAAAAAATATTCTCAAACAAAGCGAGTTAGAAATGCAGCAAATTGATGCCCAAATTCAGAAAGAGAAAAATGATGGAGAGATAGATCAAGATGCTGGTGAAGATATGGACGCACCAGATTAAAATAATTTATAGCTCTAGTTCAAACTATTTATAAATATTAGAGTAACAATAAAGGAGAATTATTATGGCAACAACAAAAGATATTATCAGCGCTGTTGCAACAGGTGACCTTAACACAGCTAATGATGTTTTCGATCAAGTTTTAGCTGCAAAAAGAGAAGATGCTTGGGAAACTGCCCGTATGGATTTAGCAAGAACAGCGTTTGATTCAGCTCCTGTTGAAGAACCAACAGCAGAACCAGTAGACACGGGTATTACAGGAGACCCTGCTGAAGTAGAGGAAGAATAATGAAACTTATATCCGAACACGTTGATAGTATTGAATACCTCATTGAAGAAAAAGATGGTGGTAACAAAAACTATCGTATTAAAGGTGTGTTCATGCAGGCAGAGATGAAAAACCGCAATGGTCGTATGTATCCGATGTCTGTATTAGAAAAAGAAGTTGGCCGATATAACAAAGAATATATTAGCCAAAATCGAGCCTTTGGTGAGTTGGGACATCCTGATGGTCCAACTGTAAATCTAGAAAGGGTATCACATATGATTACTGACCTTTACCCCGATGGTAAAAACTTCATCGGTGAAGCTAAAGTAATGGATACTCCTTATGGAAAAATCGTAAAGAATCTTATTGATGAGGGTGCCAAACTTGGCGTTTCGTCAAGAGGTATGGGTTCATTAGAACCTAAAAGAGATATGCAGGTCGTCAAAGATGATTTTTATTTGGCTACTGCGGCCGACATCGTTGCAGATCCTTCTGCTCCTAATGCTTTCGTGGAAGGCATCATGGAAGGTAAGGAGTGGGTTTGGGACAACGGCATTATCAAAGAAATGGATATTGAATCATATAAAAGACAATTGGAGGTGAAATACGCAAAACGTTCTGCTCAAGTTGAAAAACGAGTTGAAGTATTTGAAGATTTCATGTCAAAAATCTAAATATGATAAATAATAATATTCTAAAACAATAAGGGAGTTATCCAATAATGACAGATATCAACACCGAGCTAGAGCAGATTGCTGACGAAGAATTCGTTACCGATGCGCAACTAGACGAAGTAGCCGCAGATGCCCCCAAAAAGGGTGCTGCACCAGCTGAGAAAGGCGATAAGCTAGAAGGCGAAGTGCAGGACATGGGCGCTGCTGTTGTGTCTCCCGATGCCAAAAGTGATCCAGGTAAGGAAGCTTCTAAGAAAGTCAAAAAAGCTTCTCCTCCTACAACTAAACCATCCGATGCATCCGCAAAGGTTGAGGAAGTTGAAGTAGAAGAAGATGATGTTATCGTAGAAGCACCAGAGGTCGCAGAGGTTGAGGAAGAGTCGATTGATGAGCGTGTCGCTGCTATGGATCTCTCAGATGATGTCTCTGCTCTAACCGAAACAGACGGTTTAGAGGAAGAGTTTAAGAAGAAGGCTGCAACAATTTTTGAAGCTGCTATTCGAATGAAACTCAAAGAAGAGATGACACATCTGGAAGAAAAGTACGAAGCAAAACTCGCACAACAAATCGAAGAAGCACAAGAAAATATGGCTGAGAAAGTCGATGACTATCTCAACTATGTCGTAGAAGAATGGATGAAAGCCAACGAGCTCGCTATGGAGCATAAGCTCAAAGCAGAAATCGCAGAAGGCTTTATGACTGGTTTGAAGGGTCTCTTTGAACAGCACAATATTTCTGTTCCTGAAGAACAGTTCGATATGCTTGACGCAGCATCTGAAAAGGTCGCTGAGTTAGAAGATAAGTTGAACGAATCTTTAGAGAAAAATATTGAGTTGTCAAAAGAGAATGCTGATCTTTCCAGAACAGACATTCTACTAGATGTTGCTTCTGATCTTGCAGATACAGAAGTAGAGAAGTTTGCTGGACTTACAGAAAGTATTGAGTACACGAGCGCAGAAGATTTTCGCGAGAAAGTCGAAACAATCAAGGAAGGATATTTTCCAAAAGCGAAAGCAACAACAACAAGTGATGATACGGCAGCACCAGTAACAGAAGGAACAGAAGAAGTTGATCTGTCCGACTCGATGGCTGTTTATATGTCTGCTATTTCACGAACACACCTCCGTGGAAAAGCGGAAGCTTAAGTTTTACACAAAAAAAGGGAGAAAACAAAAATGTTTCAAACGGAACAACTACAGGAAAAGTGGCAGCCAGTCTTAGGGCACCCTGATCTTCCCGAGATTAAGGATAGCTATCGTCGGGCCGTTACTACTGTAATTCTAGAAAACCAAGAGCGAGCAATGAAAGAAGATGCAGCATTTCTTTCAGAGGGAACTCCAACAAACGCAACAGGCTCAAGTGTAGCAAATTGGGATCCAATCCTAATTTCTCTCGTACGCCGTGCAATGCCTTCATTAATTGCTTATGATATCTGCGGCGTTCAGCCAATGACTGGTCCTACAGGACTTATCTTCGCAATGAAAGCACGTTACACATCACAGGCTGGTACAGAAGCTCTGTTCAATGAAGCCGATACCAAATTTGCTGGTACTGGTACTCATACAGGTTCTGACGTACTTAAAGCTCTAAGTGCTGGTAACTTCTCAACAGGTACAGGCATGGCCACAGCATCTGCTGAAGCCTTAGGCGACAGTGCTGCTAATGCTTTTGCCGAAATGGCATTCAGTATTGAGAAAGCAACCGTAACTGCAAAGTCACGGGCTCTCAAAGCTGAATACACAATGGAACTCGCTCAGGATCTTAAAGCCATTCATGGTCTAGATGCTGAGACAGAACTTGCTAACATTCTAAGTTCTGAGATCCTTGCTGAAATCAACCGTGAAGTAGTTCGTACAATCTATCGTAACTCCAAGCAAGGTGCCGCTCGCGACACTACTAACGCTGGTATCTTCGATTTGAATACAGACTCCAACGGTCGCTGGTCAGTTGAAAAATTCAAAGGTCTCATGTTCTCTATCGAACGTGATGCAAACGTAATTGCTCGTGACACACGGCGTGGCAAAGGTAACATTATCCTTTGTTCTGCTGACGTTGCTTCTGCACTTACAATGGCAGGTCTTTTGGACTACACATCTGGTCTATCTGATAACCTCAATGTTGACTCAACAGGCAACACATTCGCTGGTACATTGAATGGTCGCTTCAAAGTCTATGTTGATCCTTACATGAACATGGGTGTTCCTTACGCAGGTTCAGGTGCTTCTGCTAACCAATACTATGTTGTTGGTTACAAAGGTACTTCCCCATACGATGCAGGTCTCTTCTACTGCCCATACGTTCCGCTTCAAATGGTTCGTGCAGTCGGCGAGAACAGCTTTCAGCCTAAAATTGGCTTTAAGACCAGATACGGTCTCCAAGTCAATCCTTTTGCTGAAACTTCAGCTGCAACATCTGGTTCCGGCACAGTTGACGCCAACGTCTACTACCGCCGTGTCCAGATTGCCAACCTTATGTAAGAGTTGCGATAAAAATAAAAATAAGGGCAACTTTATTTCAAACTCCCACTTCGGTGGGAGTTTTTTTTGGCTGCTGAAATTGATAAATAGTCCTGATTAAAGAGAAGGTATTGTACAACAGGAGTTAGGCCTTCCGCTCCAAAAACTTTATGAGGAAAATAAAATGGCAAACACTGTCACGAAATTAATGGATACAGATTGGCGTGGTCAAACACACGTTACAATGACTAACGATACTGGTGCAACAACTCTAGTAGACGCTTCCGGTTTATCTGGATGGGTTGCTGGTTCACTGTTAGCAATTTCAAAAATTTATTGGAACACTGATAGTCCCGCAGGTGGAGTTGTTATAAGTTGGGGTGGCACAGGTGGAGTTGGTGATGCTTTTGTTCTAATAGGCAGTGGTTCATACGGATACACATCAGGACAACCCGCAATTACTTGTAGCCGAACTTCATCAACAGCAGCAACGAGTGATATTATTATGACTCCCGGTGCAGCGTGTTATGGTACAATTGTAATCGAATATACAAAGATGGCACTTAACGGATCTGGCTGGTCTGCATAATGGCAGCAACTGATCTAGGGGTCGGAGAATACGGCGGTAGTACCAGTACAGTAGATTCTGGTACTACCGATGCTCTTGCTCGGCAACCAGAAACATTTGACTACTCACAGTCAAATCAATTTAAGATTTATCTACCTATCTTTCCAACGACAGAATGGTTTGTGGTGAGGGCAAATATTCCTGGTGTCACTATGGGTCAGGCATCTCAGTACACACCATTTGTAGATGTTGCAGTGGTGGGTGATAAGTTACAATACGATAACTTTAACATGACCTTTATGGTTGATGAGTCGTTACAAAACTATATGGAAATGTATAACTGGGTAAAGAACATTGGGTTTCCCTTTAGTGGTAAAGATCAATTTAACAAACTGCCTAGACCAGATCATATTGATCGTAGTAACAATACACGAACAAGAGTTAGGCGTATGAAAGAAGATACTACCGATCATGGCACAACAAGTGCTGTAGTATCATCTAGTGATAGAAACTTATACACAGATATTAAGATGACTATTCTGACAAGTAAGAACAACCCTATTGCGAATATTACTATCTATGATGCCTTTCCTATTAGTTTAGGTAACATAGAATACAGTCAACAAGAAAGTGACACAAACTATGCAGTCTGTGAAGCATCTTTTGCTTTTAGTTGGTTTGATGTGAACTCAAGTAAAGCATAAATAAAAAGAAGCAGTTAAGTTATTGATGGGATAGGTTAATAAATCTTCTCACTATATTGTGGAAGCATACATAGGTTAGAACCAATAACCTCTAACTGCTTCACACTTTTACTATATTATGAACATATGAATATTGAAGAACTATATAATGATGTTGAACGGGACTTGAGAATTGATGATACTGAATTAGACCTAGAGTCTATTCGCACTCCTCAAATACACAACAAGTACCTAAAGTTGTACACTAAACATTCTTTGCAGTATAAAAAACTGCAAGATGATTATAAGGTGATGTATCGTGCCAAGTGGGAATACTACACGGGCAAGGCATCACCAGATGTATATAAAGAAAAACCATTTGACTTGAAGGTTCTAAAAGCTGACATTGGTATCTATCTTGATGCTGATGTTGAGTTACAACAACTCAGTCAAAAGGTGGCGTATGCCAAACAGATAGCAGACTACTTAGAACGAATACTAAAGGAGATTAACAATCGCAACTGGACAATAAGAAACACTATTGAATGGAAGAAGTTTATTCACGGTGACTAGTTGTGACTGCCATAATTGAAAAATTTAATGAAGCGTACATCCGCATCAAATGTGAACCCGACATCGCAAGAGAGTTATCAGAGTTCTTTACGTTTGAAGTTCCTGGAGCACGATTCATGCCTTCCGTCAGAAGTAAAATGTGGGACGGAAGAATCAGATTATTCTCGCCTGGTACTGGTAAAATCTATTATGGACTACTACCGTATGTCCAGAGATTTCTCACGGAAAACGGACACGACTATTCGTTATCAGAAGATTTTGAAATTAGAAATCTTGAAAGAAGTCTTACAGCAAAGTTTGTCTGGTCTCTACAGAAAAAAGGATTCAAAGCGAGAGACTATCAGATAGATGCTGTTCATAAAATCATTTGTGATAATCGCGGTCTTATACTTTCTCCTACTGGGTCTGGGAAATCTTTTATCATCTATGCTTTAGTTCGTTACTTTCTACAAAAACTTACAGGCAAAAAGATTCTTATCATTGTACCCACTACTGGTCTAGTGGAACAAATGTATTCTGACTTTGCTGACTACGGTTGGTTTCCAGATGAACACTGTCACAAGTTGTATGCTGGTTCAGACAAGTATACTAAAAAAGAAGTTGTTATCTCTACATGGCAATCAATCTATAAACTAGATAAAAGATACTTTAATCAGTTTGGTGCAGTTATAGTTGACGAAGCACATCTGGCAAAGGCCAAGTCTCTTACTGGCATTATGACCAAACTACATAACTGTAAGTATCGTATTGGTCTTACAGGCACACTTGATGGTACAGAAGTGCATCGTTTAGTGTTAGAAGGTTTGTTTGCCGTACATGAACAATTTACTACAACATCTGAACTGATAGAAAAGAAACAGTTATCACCTTTGCATATTCGTGTGTTAGTCTTAGAACACAATCAGAATGACAAACGAATGATGAAGGATAAGACCTATCAACAAGAGATGGAGTTTCTATCTACGAATATGAAACGTAATCAGTTTATTCGTAGTCTGGTGTGTGCTACTGATGGAAACATATTAGTGTTAGCACAATACATTGAGAAACAGTTGATACCACTAACAAAGATGATAGTAGATCATTGCGGTGAACAGAGAACTATTCATCTAGTATATGGAGCTACTCCAACAGATGACCGTGAACGTGTCAGAGAACTTGTTGAAAAAGATACCAACTCAGTTATTATGGCATCTTATGGTACATTCTCTACTGGTGTAAACATAAAAAGAATTCATGCCATTATCTTTGCATCACCTTATAAGTCACAGATCAAAGTATTACAATCTATTGGCCGTGGGTTAAGAACTGCTGAAGATAAACAAGAACTAGAGCTTTTTGACATAGCTGATGATTTGTGTTATAATAATAAAGATAACTACACATTAAAACATATGCAAGAACGAATACAAATCTATTCTACTGAAGGGTTTGATTATGATATCGTTCCTGTCAAATTAGATAAGAATAAATAGTATTATGGAATATGCTGATACAGACCTAACGGATAACATTTACAAAGTTCTAAAACTTATGGATGGGTCCGATGTGCTTTGCAAGATATTGCAAGAGTATGATGATGCTTTGGTAGTAGAATGTCCTATGCAAGTTAATAAAACTCAAGTTCAGGATCGGCATGATACTATTGTAGAACATACTGGCTTACAACGATGGATTAGTTTTACAAATGATACCCAGTTTGTAATAGCTAAAGAGAAGATACTTGGATCAGCTGATCTATCTCCCGAAGTAATGATTTACTATAAGATGATATCTAGAAAAGCTAAAGCTGAATCCTTACAAGATCAAATGGAACATGAAGGGTCTACAGAGGATGAACAACTGGATAAGTTAAGAACTAATATAGAACGATTACAGGAACTAATGGAAGGAGAACTTAATCCAGATATAGATGAGGAAGATATACCTGAAATTGATGATAAGAGAATACTACATTAAATGGATATTCAGTTTCCCTCGCAGGGACTTAGCTGAGCTTATCATATAAACTAATATTTGTCAACCATAAATTGAAAACTATTATATGTGACATTGACGGAACACTAACCAGATACTTGGATGGTGGCCATCAAAGAATAATACACCAAGACCATGAAGCATTGCCAGGTGTTGTAGAGCATATGCGAAGATGGGAATCTAAAGGTGCCCGTATTATACTCATCACTGGCAGAAGGGAATCGGTTCGACAAAGAACAGAGGATGAGTTGAGAAGAATAGGTATTCCATTTGATGTACTACTCATGGGTTATGCTGACACCGGCAGAATACTTATCAACGATATATCTCCACACGTTGGCAATAAAGCACACGCAGTAAATGTACCAAGAGATGCTGGTTGGAATGATATTGATTGGAACACTATAGGTCTTGACAACATACCATAATTATGTTACTATTATAGATGTCGAAACAAAAAAGGCATTTAGAAATGAAGAAGGTAATCTATCTTGCGGGACCAATCGCAGGACTAAACAAACAAGAAGGAACAGCTTGGAGAGATGCTGTATCATATGACCTCAGTGAGGCATCTAACGGAAACATTATTGGTATCTCACCTCTACGATGTGAACCAGTGCAACCGGGTATGAAGTATGATGAACCGGGTGCAGTTGATAAGTTGTGGAGTGACCCACGATCAATCAACGCAAAGAACTGGCTTGATACAATGTCCAGTGATTTGGTGTTGGCATACCTTCCAAAAGTATATAACGATAGACGACCTTCTATTGGAACACTAATAGAGATCGGTTGGACTATTGGTCTGAATAAACCTTTGATAGTTGTTTCAGATGATAACCAGTTGTTAGATCATCCCCTAATCAAATGCAATGCTGCTTGGCGTCTAAACAAATTAGAAGATGCTGTTGAAGTAATCATTGGATTGTTTGGGGATTATGTGTCATAGGAGGACACAAGATGGCCCGTGAGAAAAAGAAACCAATACACTACGTTAATAATAAAGAGTTTCTAGAAGCAATCATACAGAGAAAAGAACTAATCAAAGAGTCAGAAGAAGCAGGCGCTCCTACTCCTCAGATCAGTAACTATCTAGGTGAATGTATTCTAAAGATTGCTAATCACTTATCATATCGTCCAAACTTTATCAACTACACCTATCGTGAAGAAATGATTAGTGACGGTATTGAAAACTGTTTACAATACATAGATAAGTTTGACCCAGAGAAATCAAAGAACCCCTTTGCTTACTTTACTCAGATTATCTACTATGCTTTTATTAGACGCATTACAAAAGAAAAGAAACAGCAGTCCATCAAAGAGAAGATGTTGAGAGAAACTAACATTGAACACCGTATCTCTGTTCAGGCACACGATGATGAAAGAGATTATCAACAGGCGTTTGTAGAGATGCTAGACAAATACACATTTAATAATGATTAACAAATATGAAAGTAGCAATAATCACAGATACGCACTATGGCGGCAAGAACGATAATGTTTCCTTTGCACAGTTCCAACGAAAGTTCTACGAAGAAACTTTTTTCCCAATACTTGAAAGGGAAGGAGTTACAACGATCCTTCATCTGGGTGATGTGTTTGATCGGAGGAAGTATGCTAATTATAACTCTCTTAAATTAGCTAAAGAGATGTTCTTTGAACCGGCACGGAACTATAATGTTCATATGCTGGTTGGCAATCACGACTGTTACTACAAGAACAACAATGAGGTAAATTCTATCTCATTGACTTGTGGTGAATACAGTAACATTGAATTGTATCAAGATGTACCACAAGTAGCAAACATCGGTGGTGCTGACATTCTATTCATACCTTGGATTGCACCTGCACATTATGCTGAGTCAGTAGACATTATTGCTCAGGCACCAGCAGATGTTGCTATGGGTCATCTAGAGATCAACGGTAACGAAGTGATGCCAGGACTTCTTTGTGACCACGGACTAGATAGAGACTTATTCAAACGATACGAAAGAGTATTCTCTGGTCATTATCACGGGCAACAAGATGACGGTCACATTCGTTATCTGGGTGCACCTTATGAGATAACTTGGAATGACTACAACACTTCCAAAGGTTTTCATATCTATGATACTGACACCCGTGAGTTTGAGTTTCATCAGAATCCAAATAAACTATTTAAGAAAATATTTTATGATGATAGTAAGGATGATATGCTAAGTATGGACTTGACTGAGTTTGAGAATACTTATGTAAAAATATTTGTAGTAAATAAAACTGACTTCTATACCTTTGACAGATTCGTAGAACTGTGTTATAATGAAGGGAACTTCTTTGAATTGAAGATCGTTGAGGACTTTAGTGACCTTGACCCAAACTCTATTGCAGATGAAGAACTAGATAAGGTTGAAGATACAATGTCATTACTAGAAAAGTATGTCGGTGAAATTGACAGTGTGGTGTTAGACAAACCAAAACTTAACAAACTACTAAAAGGTTTATACATTGAGGCACAGGAAATAGAATGAATACATTTTACTTACATAAAGATCCCGTTATTGCTGCTGAGATGCATTGTGATAAACACGCTGTTAAAATGCCAGTCGAGTCAGGCCAAATGTTGTCTACGGTACACAGATATCTTGACGGTAAACAAACCTTTAGATTGTCTGCTAAAGGTAAGAATATGAAACACTGGGAAATGGCAGATGTAA